CTCTCGAAGACACGCCGGTCGGCGTACCTAATTTGCTGGCAGCCGTCGAAAGCCGCAAAACCGGCGATTTGGAGGTTTTGGCTCGACCCTGCGCTGGACTGGTTTGCGTCGTGCTAGGCGGCAGACCTACACTAACGGGCATGGCACGAGGCCCGGCACCAACTCCGAAGCACATCTTGGCCCTCCGTGGGTCCGAGGAGGCGAACTATCGCGAGGAACTCGGCACGCCTCTCCGCGAAATGCCGCAGCCTCCCGACTACATCAAGCCGCTCGCCCAGCAGATGTTCCGGCAGGTCTGCGAATACACGCAGAACATGGGGACTTTGGCCGAGAGCGATGTCGAGGTGATCGCCCGCTACGCGGCAGTCTGGGAGCGGTGGCGGACTGCCGAGGAACAACTCAAGGGCATGGACAGCGGTTACGTGGAGGTGCTCGCCCCCGACGGCAGCCTCCGCTTCAGCAGGCCCAACAAGTGGATGACGCAAGCCAACGTCAGCCACGAGCAACTGCGTCAGTTGGAAACCGTCCTTGGCCTCACGCCGGCAGACCGCACCCGGCTTGGCTACCACGCCGAGAAAGTCGTCCTCGACCCGATGGACGAACTGCTCAAAAAGCGTGGTTAGTTCGCGATTCGCGAACAACACATGGCAGTCGACATCTGCGACTTCATCGGCCTTCTTAGGCACTCCCGCGGCGACTTCGCTGGGCAGCCGTTCGTCCTAGAGCAGTGGCAGAAGGACTACCTGAAGACGCTTTTTGACACGAAGCGGTCTGACGGACTGCGGCAGTATCGGACCAGTTTGCTGGCTTTGCCGCGGAAAAACGGGAAGGCGCTGGCGCTGGACACGCCCGTGCTGACGACAGCCGGCTGGAAGACGATGGGGACGATCGAGGTCGGAGACCACGTCTTTCACCCGCTAGGCCACACAACAAGAGTAGTGGCGGCAACCGAGGTGATGCTGGACAGGCCGTGCTACCGCGTGGAGTTCACGCCCGGCGAGGCTATCGTGGCTGACGCCGATCACCTATGGCTTACAAACGCGAGAATCGACCGTCCCGGCCTCGGCACAAGCCAGAACCTGAAGGGCACAAACGTACCCGGCAATCGCATTCGGACGACAAAGGAGATCGCGGATACCTGCTTCGCCGGCCCGCGAAATGACCGCAATCACGGCGTGACGGTGGCGGAGCCTCTGCAATACCCGGAAGCAGACCTTCCAGTCGACCCATACGTTCTCGGCGTGTGGCTCGGTGACGGAGATTCAAGGTCGGCAAGGGTGACCGTCGGCCTTAAAGACTCCGCGGTCATCGACAACCTAGTCAGCGCCGGGGCGCCGGTGTCTGTTTCAAAGGACAGAGCCGTCTATTCAGTGCGCCTTGGCGGAAGAGGAAACAGGCCGCAAACCTGTGGAAGAGGACACCAGCGTCAGGCAGGCCGGCGTTGCGTCGAGTGTGATCGCCTGACGCAAAGGTGTCGCTACAGCGGCGCCACGCCACCGCCTCGTCAGCCGACGACGATCAGTGCCCGGCTTCGACTGATGGGTCTTTTCGGGAACAAGCACATTCCTCCGACCTACCTGCAGGCAAGCAGCGGCCAGCGACTTGCGCTGCTACAGGGCTTGATGGATAGCGATGGGACTTGCGCCGACGGAGGGCAGTGCGAGTTCGCGAACACGTCCAGAAGGCTCGCCGAGGACTTCGCCGAACTAGCCATATCGCTCGGGCTGAAAGTGTCGTTCAACGAAGGCGTCGCGAAGATTTACGGACGAGTGATCGGGCCAAAATACCGAGTTCAATTCACTCCACTGCTCCCGACCGTGGTGTTTCGGCTCTCCAGAAAGCAGGCGAGAGTCAAGGCTCCGCCAAAAACGTCGCCGCGGTCTCGGACGCGACAGATTGCGTCGTGCGACCCAGTCGAGTCCGTGCCGGTTCGCTGCATTCAGGTCGAGTCGCCGGACGGGATGTTCCTCGTCGGCAGGTCGCTGATCCCGACGCATAACTCCGCTCTCTCGGCCGCCGTTGGCCTGTATATGCTCTTCTGCGACGACATCGGCGCCGAAGTGATCGTGGCCGCCGGTGACCGATCGCAGGCTGCCCTCCTGCATACGGCTGCCAAGCAGTTCGTCGAATCCTGCCCGTCGCTCGCACGGCAGTGCAAGGTCTACAGGAATTCCATCGTCCTGCCAGATCGCAACGCCTCGATGTTCTGCATCTCGAGCGAGGCCGGCACGAAGCACGGATACAACCCGTCATGTGTGCTGGTCGATGAGTACCACGTATTCCCCGACAGGGAACTGGTCGACGTGCTCGAGACCGGCATGGGTGCCAGAAGCCAGCCGCTGACCATCTACATCACGACGGCCGGAAGTAACCGAAACGGGCCGTGCTACGCGGATTGGCAGCGTGCCGAAAAGATTCGCGACGGCATCCTGAAAGACCACACATTCCTGCCGTGCATCTACGCGGCCTCGGCAGACGACGATCCGTTCCTTGAGGAGACTTGGAGGAAGGCCAACCCGAACTACGGGATCACGCTCAAGCCGGACTACTTCCACCAGATGGCCGCGAGGGCGAAGCAGTCTGCCTCCGAGGAGGTCGTCTTCAAGACGCTCCATTTGAATACTTGGGTGTCTTCTGCCTCCAAGTGGATTCGCCACGGTGCGTGGGAGGCGAACTCCGGCCCACTGCGGCCGACGGAGTCCAGACCGGCCTACTGCGGCGTCGACCTTGCCAGCACGACCGACACGACAGCGTTCGTGGCGGTGTGGCCTGACGACGACGGCACGTTCGACGTACACGCTCACATCTTCGTGCCGGAGGAGCGAGCCGAGGAGGCGTCGAAGCGCGACCGCGTCCCGTACCTCCAATGGGCGCAGCAGGGTTTTGTTACACTAACAGAGGGCGATGTCTGCGATTACGACGCAGTCCGCGACTACATTCTCTCGTTTTGCGAGAAGAATGAGGTTCGGGCTGTAGCCATCGACAGGTACAACGCCACGCACTTGACGACGCAACTGGTCGCCGAAGGCATCGAGGTTCGGCCTTTTGGGCAGGGCTTTGTGTCGATGAGCGCGCCCAGCAAACTGCTCGAAACCCTCATAATCTCCAAGAAATTGCGGCACGCCGGAAACCCGGTTTTGTCTTGGCAGGTGAGCAACGTGCAGATCAAGACGGACGACGCCGGGAACATCAAGCCGTCGAAGAAGAACGCCAGTTCGACCGCCCGCATCGACGCCGCCGTGGCACTCATCATGGCGCTGGGAATCTCGTCCGGCGAGGCCCGCGGCCCCGAAGAAGAACCCGAACTGATGGTGTTCTGACATGGACGAAGCGCCGTACACGGGCCTCTTGTCGCTGCGGTCGCAGAGCCTGTCACGGGTCTTCGAGGAGATCGCGGAGTCGCGGAAGACGGCCGCAGGCGTCCACGTCTCGCCGGAGACGGCGCTTGAATGCACGGCCGTGCTGGCCTGCGTCCGGCTCCTGTCGGAGTCGATCGCGGCGATGCCGACGAACCTGTACCGCCGGCTCCCGGGCGGCGGCAAGGAGATCGCCGACGACCAGCCGCTCCACGAGATTCTGGCCTACCAGCCCAACTCGTGGATGACGAGTTTCGAGTTCAAGGAACTCATGCAGTCGTGGCTTCTCTTGTGGGGGAACGCCTACGCCCACATCAAGGGCAGCATCCGCCGCGGCGCCGTGGACGAATTGATCCCGCTCCACCCGTCGCGGATGGAGGTCAAGCGGCTCGAGAACGGCAAACTGCGGTACTACTACCGCGAGCCGGCGACCGTGACCGACCCGAACCCGCAGCCGACGGAGTACCGGCAGGACGAGATTTTTCACCTGCGGTGGATGTCATCGGACGGCGTGCGCGGGTACGTGCCAACGGCCCTGTCGAAGGACGCGATCGCCCTCGCCCGGGCGACGGAACTGCACTCAAGCGCGTTCTTCGGGAACGGCGCGTCGATCGGCACCTATATCGAGGTCGATCAAGCCCACAAGCCGGAGTCGCTCCAGCGGTTCCGCCAGCAATGGGACGAGGCTCATCGCGGGCCGGAAAAGGCGTTCAAAACCGTAGTGATGCCGTTCGGCTTCAAGAAGAAGAGCGAGCCGGTCAACAACGCGGACAACGAGTTGGTATCCACGCGGCGATTCCAGTTGGAGGAGGTCTGCCGGGCCTACCGGGTGCCGCCACATCTGGTCGGCGACTTGTCGAACGTCCGCTACAGCACGGTGGAGCAGGCGGCGATCGACTACAAGACGTTCAGCATCATGCCGTGGTGCCGGCGGTGGGAATTGGCGTGCCGCCGCGACCTCGTGGTGGACGACAAGACGTACTTCGTCGGGTTCGATATGAACTCGCTCATGGCCGGCGACTACGCGGCCCGCTCGACGTACCTCCGCGAGGCGTTCAACACGGGCGCCCTCGATGTCGACGAATACCGGGCGGAGATCGGCTACAACCCGCTCCCCGGCGACCTCGGCAAGAAGCGGTTCGTGCAGGTCAATATGCAACTTCTGGACGCTTTTACCCTTGAAACACCGAACGGCCAGCCGCCCCAAGCCGCCCCGACCAGCCTCCCGGCCGAGGAGCAGCCTCCAGAGCAGCAAGACGGCGACCAACCGCCAGCGGAAGCCGAAGCCGATCGATCCATCGACGCATCCGAAGCACTTTTCCGCACGACTCTCCGACGCATCGCAGCCGTCGAAGCCGACGGAATCCTCGCCCGCCGGTCGAAAGCGGAGAAAATCACGCAATGGTTCGGCCAAGTCGAGGAGAAACTGCGTGAAGAGTTACTCGACGCAGCAAATGCTACTGGCAGAGACATTGATTCGTTCGTGGTATCGTGGCTAGAGCGCTCGAAAGACCTGCTTTTGGACTGCCATCGCAGCGGAAAACCCTACGAAACGGTCACTGATCGCTGGTTCGAGGCTCATTTCGAGGAGGAGAACGATGTCCGCGAACGAAATTGAGCGCCGGATCACCGCATCCGACACGGCAATTGAGTACCGCGAGGTCGACGGCGGCGAAAAGCGGCCCGTGATCGTCGGGTATGCGGCCGTATTCCAGTCGCCTTCGAGAGATTTGGGTGGTTTCATCGAGACCATCCACCCGCGGGCGTTCGATGACGTCCTGAAGACGAATCCCGACGTCGTCGGCGTGTTCAACCACGACAAAAACATGCTTTTGGCGCGTTCGGCGAACGGTTCGCTCCGCCTGAAGGCCGATCCCTACGGCCTGCGCTACGAAATGATGCCTCCGAAGACGAAAACGGCCGACGAGGTCGTCGAATTGGTCTCCGGCGGGTACGTCACCGGGTCGAGTTTCGCGTTTGCGATCTCTCGGAGCGGCGGAGACTCGTGGAGCACGGACGAACGGGGCATCCGCAGGCGAGAAATCCGCTCAATCAGCCTCCTCGACGACGTCGGACCCGTGGTTCGTCCTGCCTACGAGGCATCCAGCGTGGTCGTGAGCCGTCGGGCGATCGAAATGGCCCTCGGCGACGCATTCCGGCCGAACCAGACGATGGCGAACGCGGCTCGGAAGGGTCTGCGTGCCGCCAAGTCACGCGGAGACTTCGACGAGCGGCTCGTCGCGGTCGCCGAACGCATCGCGGAGCGCGAGGTTCTCTCCGTCGAGGAGGTCGAGTTCCTCGCCGGCACGCATCAGCGGTGCCACGAGGTCCGCTCCGTCGGCTGGTCCGGCTCGCCGGCGTGGGTCGAGTGGATGCTGGCCGGCGGAGACGGCGGCGAGAAGTGGGTGCAGCGTCGCTCTCTCGCCCAGCGAGAGAGCGAAGTTCGGACGCCGCAGGCTGCATCCCAGATTCCCGAATCTGGAACGGCCGAGGAGCGTGCCGCCCCAGACGAACTCTCCGAAGGCGACTTCGTCGCGTGGGACGGCGGCATCGGCCGCGTCGAGCACGTCATGCGGGAAGGCTCGATCCAAGGCATGACGGCGACCCCGGAGGCACCGCTGGCCGTGGTGACGCCGTTCGACGACGGCGAGCCGGAAGACTACATGGTCGCCGTGATGGTCTCGGAACTCACGAAGACCGACCAGCCGGAGCCAGAGATGGACGACGAAGAGGACCGTGCCGCCGGCGACAAGTCCCAGTCGACGCCCGCCCCAGCGAAGGACCGGATCACGGGCAGCGACGCGAACAAAGAGGGATCGGCGAAGAACGCGAGCGGCAGGATCGCCGTGTCGCAGGCTGTTCGAGCCGGCCTCCAGAACAAGGTCCGCGACCACAACGAGGCCATGCGTGAGGACGAGAAGCCGTCGTGGTCTCGGACGACGCTCGGGCAGTTGCTCGCGGTCTACCGGCGTGGCGCCGGGGCGTACTCGACCAGCCACCGGCCGGGCGTGAGCCGCGGAGCGTGGGCGATGGCCCGCGTGAACGCCTACCTGTACCTCCTGCGAAACGGCAGGCCGCAGGACGCGAAGTACGTCACCGACAACGACCTCCTTCCGGCCGACCACCCGAAGTCGTCGAAGGAGCGGAGCGTCGAGGCGGACGTCGAAGAGCGCGAGGTCGACCTGAAGCCGACGACCGGCATGGCCGCCGCGGCCAGACGCGGACTCCGCCTCCACGAGGAGGGGAAGAGCGGCGACGGCCTCAAGCCGGAGACGGTCGCGAGGGCGAACAAGATCGCACGACGCGAGGAACTCACGCCGGACCACGTCCGCGAGATGAATGCGTGGTTCGCACGCCACGAATCGGCGAGCAAGTCACCCGGCTGGGACACGCCGGGTGCTGAAAAGCCGGGTTTTGTGGCGTGGTTATTGTGGTCGGGAGACGCCGGGCAAGTGTGGTCAGCACGAAAGGTGGCGCAGATGGAACGCGAAGCAGCGAGGTCGGAGCCTGCGGTCGCCGAGGTCGAGCAGCAGGTCGAGCAGGTGCAGCAGCCGGAGCCTGTCGTGGACGTCGATGCGACTGACGCAGCGGCCAAGTTGGCCGCGCTTCAGGAGGCTCTGCTCTGGACTAAGTTGCACGACACCGACGGTTGATGCTAATCTACAAGTAGATACAAGCATCGCGATGGATGTCGCGATGGTCAGTGCGAGCGACGTGAGGATTCACGCCTGCGGCGCGCTAGCGGGAACACCCGCCGGCCGTCGCATCGTCGCGTATGGCCGGCTCAACAAGGAGCAGGCCAATCATGGCGTCGAATCTCAAGAAGTTGCAGGACCGGGCCGCCGCGGTCGCCGCTCGCATGGCCGAACTCGGCAAGATCGAGGATCGCTCGGCCGAGGACAATCAGGAGTTCGTCGCGCTTGGCGCTCAGGCCAGCGAACTGACCGCCCAGATCGGCTTCGAGCGTCGGCTCGCCGAGAAGGAGAAGGAACTCCGCGAGGTCATCGAGAAGGCGGCCCCCGCCCCCGTCGTGACGCCCGTCGAGACCGAGGCTCGCGCCGAGGAGCAGAAGAAGGTCGAGATTCGGGCCAGCCTCCCGCATCACACCTCCCTGCGTGCCTTCGGTGACGGCCCCGACGCCGTCGAGAGCGCCTACCGCTGCGGCCGGTGGCTGCGGGCGCACATCTTCAAGAACTCCGAAGACCTTCGGTGGTGCAAGGATCACGGCGTCGAGAGCCGTGCGATGGGCGAAAACAGCAACGCCTCCGGCGGAGCGCTCGTCCCCGACGAGTTCGCCAATCGCGTGATCCGGCTGGTCGAGTCCTACGGGACGCTCCCGCCGGCGTGCGAGAACATCTCGATGACCCGCGACACGCTCGTGATCCCCAAGCGGCTCACCGGCACGACCGCCTACTTCGTCGGCGAAGGCTCGGCCGTGACCGAGAGCGAGCCGACCTACGGCAACGTGTCGCTCGTGGCGAAGAAACTCGCCGTCGGCTGCCGGATGTCGACCGAACTGGTCGAGGACTCGCAGGGCGTGGTGGGACTCGCTGATGCGGTCGCCACCGAGTTCGCCCAGAGCCTCGCCTACAAGATCGACCTTTGCGGCTGGCTCGGGGACGGGACGCTCGGAACCTACGGCGGCGTTCACGGCATCGTCGAGAAGATCAACGACGGCACGCACACCGCCTCGGTGGTGGGTGCCATCGCTGGCAACACCGGCTTCGAGACCCTCGACCTCGAGGACTTCCTCGCCGCGATGGGCAAATTGCCGATCTACGCGAGGGCTGGCGCTCGTTGGTACGTGTCTCCGGCCGGCTACGCCGCGTC